CTGTCTGATGGACGCTGTCATCAAAAGTAGTATCAGTGTTGTTAAGTTCTGCTACTAAAGAGAACGACGTTATATCTTGGCCTATTCTGTATAATCTCTTCTTGTCTACTTGAGGGTCACTTGACACTTGTAGGTTAGTTAACACAGCTGTACCAAGAACTACAACCTCATCAGAGAGTGGGCTTGGCGCAGACTCTGTTCCGTCTTCAGAGTTGACAAAAGTGTAAACATACTGAAGCCTAGCATCTATAGGAGGTCTTACATCACCGTAGACAGCATTAGCGGATATGTCGTACACATCATCTGTTATTACATCAGAGGCAGAAAAAGCGGCGCCTACCAAGTAGTAAACATCTGCGTATAGCCTATACAGTTGCACACCGTTTGAGCCGAATTCTTCAACTTGTATGCCAGTGAATGTAAGAGACCTATTTTCTATGCTGTCATAATAATCAGCTTGTTCTTCATTTGCGTCATATTGGGCATACGGGTCTTGCTCCTCTAAGTAAGGGTCTGGCTCATACTCATTTGCTAAATTCTTGTAAAGGTCATACTCAACTGCTAGAGGAGTTGAAGCATACTTGTCATCAGTGTTTACTATCAAATACTTAGGTGTATAGTTAGGCAAGTCACCTAATATGTCAGAGTCTATTTGAACAGCAGTAGGAGGTTTAAGACCATGGTTGCTTGTAATTTGTGGCGTGAGCACTGGTCTGTATATACCAAGACTATGAGAAGTAGTGCCGTTGTACTTCTTTGGACTAGCGTTGTTGTTAGCACTATAAAGAATCTTCTGGAACTCTACATAGCTCTCATATGCGCTGTTGCTAACTAACTGGTCTTGGGCGTCGTAGTATATAGCATGTCTAGAAGCAGACACGCCATCAGCAGCTCTGTCTTTTAATGGTTTAAGCACCATAGAGCCATTGTCTATATTCTCAAAGACTGTAGCTTCTTCTAGCTTTATAAACTGAGGTTCTGGTCTAGTGTTAAGACCTCCATCAAACCGCTGAATCTTCATCGTTATGCCTCCGCTGTCTTTCTTTTCTAAGAGCAGCCATAGTAGCTAGTTCTGTATTTATACTGCTGAGACTTTTGTTCATCTCTGCATGCGCTATAATAGTAGAAACTTGCAGACTTTCAAGTGCCGCAGAGTTTCTGTCTAACAACTCTTTCACAGGTACAAGTCTCAGGTCAACATGCGATTCCGTTTCTTTCTTAGTGTAAGTATCTACAGACTTCTTGAACATATAAGAAGCTATCAAAGCTATAGGTGTGAATATGAGTACGTTAGCCCACTCTTTTATAAACAATTCCATTATACTTCCAAGGGCGTAAAGCCGGCTGGTGGGGCGTACGTTTGTACACCTTGATGAGTTAAAATTTTAGCCTCAAAGCCAGTGTCTTGGTTTCTCATGGCTACCACAGGTCGTATCGTGCTACCTGCTTGCTGCTGCATCGTAAGTGTAGACACTTCATAACCGTTAACGTAAATAGTAGCAATTGCAGTAGTGAATAGTGCTTGGCTGTAATCAACAGCCATCGAGACTATGTCATCTTTAGCTATCTTTATTTCTAAGGCTGTGCGGACTATACCTCCAAGGTACTTAGCTAGGTTAGTTATACCTACTCCACGAGATAAGCCTCCTGGAAACACTCCTGGGTTCTCTAGACCTACTTCTGCTAATCCAAACACTGGCATATTAGTTAGCACACTGCCTATCCCAGACGATATTACTTGTTCAGTACTGAACTCTATGTACTTCTTTTCACCTGGTGCAATAGTCACTTCAGTATATGCAGAGCAAGCACCATATGACATGTCAAAAGCTGTACCTTGGTTATATGTCTCTATGTAGAAAGGCTCTGTGCCAACTCTAGTTGCTTGTTGGTCAGTCGTTCTAGTTGTGCCTAAGTCATAAGTTTCTGTTGCTCCACTATAGCCTCTAGCAGAAATTGTAGTTGCAGAGTACAAGCCTAACACTGGGTCAGCTGCTATGCCTGATGAAGGACTCAAATCAGGAACCGGTGCAGTAACCGACCCTGAGTACTCTGCAGTGTAATCAATTGCAGCTGCTTGACCTTTAGCAAAAGCATCGTCTGCTTCTAGTAAGTGAACCTTAACATTGTCTAGCGTAGTAGAACCATCACCGTCGCCACCAAAACCTCCTAATTGGTCTGATGCGCCTACACACAGTACTGTAGTAGGAATAAAAAGTGGTCCAAACACACTGTCTCCTCCATCATCATCATGCCATAGTGCAGGCAAGGCTGTTGAACCTTGACTACTGCCGTTAACCCAGAATTCAAAAGTATTGTTTGAAGGCCGTATTGTGGCTAATAGGTGATAAGTATCACCTAGTATTAAAGCAGCTGGACCTCTTGATTCTCCATATATGAATCTGAAACCTGCGTAGTCAGCAGGACTCTCGTACTGGTCTCTAGTAAGCACAAAACAAGGTCTCACTGCAGCGTCTCCATCGAAGTTATCAAACCTCATGGCCCATAAATTTCTTGGGCTATCTACACTGTTAAGAGCTGCGCCTATACTACCGAATGATGCTGTAGTTTGTAAAGTATCTACTCTTACGGCACACTCTATTGTAAATCCAGCAGAGTAGTCGAATATAAATTCGTCATCGGCAGGTCCGGCAATGTGATGAGCATCTGCAGTGTACTGTATGGCATTACCTGAGTTATCTACTCTTAAGCTTGTTTGTGTAAACGAGGGAGTTCCATTTAGTTGAAGTAATCGTGCAGCTCTGTTGAAGTCAAGAGCATCGCCACTAGCTTCGTCTAAGTTGAATATAATATCTCCGTCTTGCTCTGGTCCAACAGCTGACCCAGAAGACTTCTTTTTAAAAATAGGATAAATGTTGGAGCTAGTCATTATGCTAGGTCTCCAGCTATGACAAATATGCTGGTAGCATAACTTTGCACTGACATTATGCTATACTGTACTCTTGTAGCTAGCAGAGCATCTGCGGACTGTAAAACTGCACCAGCACCAGCAACAACTGTTATTTGACCTGCGCCGGTTTGTAATAATTGAGTGTGGAAGCCGTCTACCAAGCCAGCAGGTATAACAACTGAAACGGCAGTAGCAGAACTAAACTGCACTATCTTGCCCATGTCATTATTAGTCAACGTACGAGACGTAGTAGAATCAACAACAGTGAGATTAGGTCCAGTTGCACCTAGGAGTACCCATGCTGCACCAGTATACTCATAGTCTTCAGCAGGCCTTGCTCCAGCATAGTACACCCTGCACTTAACAAACTTAGTTGTATCAAGTGCATCGCGTTCTGCAATGCTATTAACAGGTTGGATTACTCTAATCTTATTCATCAAGTAAGTGCCACCATTGCGGTCCTGACTCTCAGTACCTTCACCGTACAGAATATCTTCTTGGCCAATTAGATTCTTTTTAACTACTCTGTTACTCATTCGAAAGCACTCCTATATTGTGTTCTATGCTGGACAGTTTTTACCCCGTCTTTTCTTTGGTGATTCTTAGCTAACTCCAACTCTCTGTTATAAAGAGCTAGTGCTTTGTTGCTTTTAGCTTCATTACCTGTATCGTAGTCATCGTCGAATGCATGAGCTATAACATAGTACTTCAATGCTTTGTCATACATAGTAGGTATTGGTAATGTGTCCTCTAAGGATATAAGAGAAGCAGCGCTTTTAACATACTGAATAGATACTCGAGTCGTGGTTTCTCCCACGCTGGACAATATTCCTAGGTCTTGCTCAAAGCTCTCGAAAGCTATTAAAGGGTCATAGAAGTCCGTTACGGAGCCGAATGGACTATCGAAAGTATAATCAGCGACTCCATTTGTTTCAATCTCAACAACAGTTCCATAAAGCTCGTCACCTGCAAATAACACAGTACCAGCATTCTCAAATGTATACTGGTCAACAACTATATCATCATTAGGTATAGGGTACACTTTTATAGTGTTAGGACTTCTGTTGTCGTAAACTAAAGCTTCTACTTCTGGGCCTGTGTCGTCTTCCCAAGTTAAACTACGATTGTCGAAGTCATTACCAGAGACGAACTCTTCTGCTCGTTCCCAGTAGCTTGAACGATTCTCATTGAACACTGCTCGTCTTGCTTGCTCATCTAGTACTGTGTGAGAAGTTAGGGGTATCTCTCTGCTATCTACAGAAGCTCTAAGTATTAAGAAACAATCAGAAGGCAAGTCATAGTTAGCTTGACCTGCAATCATAGCTATATCAATAGACGTCTTTAGCATTTGAGTGTGAATGACTATGTCTTCAACAGCTTCACTAACCAAAGACAACAGTCTATCGTCTGTCCAGCGCTCAGCATCAGGGTCAGCTAATGTATATCTAGCTCTCTGTATTATATCAATTATTCTGGACATCTTAAGACTCCAAGTACAAGCCAGTAGGATTAGTAGTTATCGGCTTGTTGATGCGATAAGTGCAAGGACCTCCTAGCTGAATTAAGTTTACACTAGTATCTAGAATCACTACTGGTAGCACTTGAACCCAAGTACCGTCCATGTCGGCGTCTATACCTACTAGTTCTGCTCCTGACAAGCCATTTTGTGCTATACTAACGAATTGGTCTGTTGGTACAAAGAATTCGTGAGTTGCTACATTGATTGTTGGTGCTATTACAGTTTTCATTTTTTAAATACTCTTGTTATGTTCCTGGCTATATTCCTCATTCTAGTTCTTATTAATGTACTTAGAGAAACAAAACCAACAACGAAAGTTTGTGTCCCTGAAGCAATAGCATTGACTGTTGCTGCTGCAAGTACAGCTGTTATATAAGCTTCGTTTTGTGTGCTTGTACCAGTAACTGTCATGGTGAATAGCCTGAATATATATTTACCAATACTAGGTGTACCTGTGGCAGTTGCAGTCATCACCTTGCCGATTACCTTAGTTAAAGATGGTGTAGCTATAACATTCACGACAGCTACTATTGACACACCTATGACGGCCGCTGCACTAGCTATGACAGTGCCTACTGGTGAAGCAGTAAAAAGCCTTAAGTATGTTGTCAGTCTGTTAACAGTAACTGTGCCTGTAGCTGTGCTACTGAATGTTCTAATGTAGTTACTTAATAATGAAGTAGTAGCAGAACCTGTAACAGAGCTTGCTATTGCTTTACCTATTATCTTACTCATGTTTGCGGTGGCGGCTGCGACAGCAGAGAAAGACCTACCAATCACAGAAGCCGAAGAAAAAGAGGCACTACCCGTTGCAATGGAAGAAAACGCAAGAGTTAATAACGCACCAATTGCACTAATAACAGTGCCAGTACCAACCACAGTAAAACTTCTTAAGTACGTTGCAGACCTGGAATATGTTGCTGCCCCAGAGGCCGTACTAGTTAGTAGTTTAAGGAATGTATTGCTTCTAGATATGGTTGGCGCAGCAACTGCACCAGCACTAAAACTACGCCCAAACGTAACAACCCTCAGTGCAGTTGCTGCGCCATTTGTTGTAGCTGTGAACAGCCTCGATATTGTTAGGCCTGTAGTAACTGAAGTAGCACCTACGGCACCTGCTACTAGATTTAGTAATATTAGTAACCCTGGTATTAGGCTAGCAGTACCTGAGGCAGTAGCTTGGAATATTTTGCTTATTAATGAAGTTCTTGATGCTGTACCTACAGCTGAGGATTGTAAACTTCTTAAGTACGTAGCATCTCTACTGAAGCTGCCTACTCCTGTAGCAACTGCGCCTACAGAAATAGGTGTTGTAACTGCGCCGCCACCTGATACCTCATTAAGAGCAATACCAAGTATCTGGCCATCATCTGCACCACCTGTATTATCATAACCACACTCGACATCAGCAGTACCTATTGTGTCATAAGTATGGACACCTGATACAAGTGCTCCCATGTCACCAATTGTCTGCTGTACCCAGTCTGTCTTAGCACTTATGTTAGCGACCTGAGACTTACCACTTGTGAACGCTTGACACACCCAGGACTCTACACTGCCAATAGCAAAGTTGACTCTAGGGTCATTAGCACTTGATGTATCAAGTACCACTGTCAATATGTTTTCTTCAACCTCTGCGGCTGCAGTAAGTGTTATGGCTGTTACAACTTTACCAGCTGTAGAACTGGTAGATACTACGAAGTCTAGAGAGCCTGTAGGAACTCCAGTGCCAAGAAGGAAGACATGAAAGACTGTATGCTCTGCAGCTGTACCAACGAATGGTGAGCCAGTAAGCTCTATCATTGCTACACCACCACATGTAACTCCTGTTATAGTGTCAGTGTCATTTGTACCTTGACTGACTACAAGTAACCCAGCGTCTGCATCACCAGCTGCTGGAGCCACAGTCACCGTTACATTAGCACCAAAACCAACTGCAACACCAGAATTGTCAAACGCTATAGTCATCTAGTTAAGAGTTCCACTAGCGATGGTTGTTGGACAAACAAAGTCTACTGTCTGAGGGTCAAATGCTCCTGTCTCTATATTAACAACTACAGAACCTGAATACGTACAGGTCTCTTCTGTAGGCGCTGGAGGAGGGTCTATGACGTCACCACTGGTGAAACATAGATAATCGTCTGGTTCACCACCTAGGCACATCTGGTCATCAT